TCGGCAGCCGCGAGCCCCTGAAAAACCTTCTGCTTGAAGAGGATGGCCTGGCCAGCTGGTACGGTCAGCGCCCTTTCGACATCGACATGCAGCATGCAAGGCTCGCGACGAACTGCGCGCTGGCCCGCCTGCGCGACGATGACCGTCAACTCTGTCGCGCACTGTCCCGGTTCACTGTGTCTGATCTGGTCGCATATGGGGACCTCAAGCGCGCCACCCTCTATCGCCGGATCTCCGCCCTTCGCCCGGTACTTACCGCTTTCGGTCTAGGCCCGTGCTGGGACGGTTTTGAGATCGCGTGAGTAGAAGCAAGTCGAGGAGGCCAGCAACATGACCACAGCAACCATCACTACGATCCGGCCGAAGGGTCCGCTCACGGAAATCCAGTTCTGCGCCTGGGTGGCGCAGGCCATGCCCGGTGACCGTCTGGAATATCATCGCGGGTTTCTGGTGCTCGATACCTTCCACGGGCTTTCCAAGCTTGGGGACAACGAGCGCAACGAACTGCGCCTGTTGGGAACACGGGCGTTTTGGACAGAGGCCCAAGGCTTGGTCCGACTCGTCCAGGAACGCCTCGGTCCAGACCTGTTTTCTTATCTCGCAGTCGCGCGCCCCAAGACGCGCAGCTCAGCCGATGCCGTCACGCAACTGGCCGCCACCGCCGCCTGACCCACCCCCCCCAAAAAAGGAACCCCCATGACTTATCCAGAAAACACCCCAAACGTGAATGACATGCTCAACATGCCGACCGGCGATCTGGCGCAGATGCCGGTGGAACTGCTCGCCAGCCTGCAGGCCGAACTGGCCAATGCCGCCAAGCAGCTGAAATCCGCCACCGCGCGGTTCAGCACCGCGCTTGAAGTGCGCTACGCCACCCGCGCCGCTGAGGCGCGCCAGGCCTGCGGCAAGGATACCGGCACCGTTCGGCTGGCTGATGGCGATTATACCATCGTGGCCGATCTGCCCAAACGTATCGATTGGGACCAGGAGAAACTGGCGCAGATTGCAGTCAACATTGCCGAAAGCGGCGAAGACCCGGCCGAGTTCATCGATAGCAGGCTGGCCGTCTCGGAGCGCAAATACGGTGCGCTTCCTGAGGCTTGGCGCAAGGGGTTCGAGCCCGCGCGTACGGTAAAGACCGGTGCGCTGAAGGTCACGCTTGAGCCGAATGAGGCCGCGCAATGACAGCGCTCAGCCCCATTCCACAGACGATCGAGGGTCTTCCCGGCCTGATTGATCACGCAGCAACAATGCTGGCAGGAGCCAAGACGGCAGCGGAAGTGCTCGAGGCCCGCGAGGCTGCCGGTCTTGTTTATGACACCGCGAAACGGGTCGCACGCCTGAGCCGGGCCAAAGCCGCGCATGACGATCTGGTTGCGGCGGCGCATCGCGCGCAGGCCCATGCACTGGAGATCGAGGCTGCCGCAAAGCGCCGACTGGCTGATGAATATGACGGTGCACAGGCAGATGGTGACGTTGGACGCCAAGGTGCCAGGACTGACCTCGTTCGCGATGTGAACGAAGTTGTGCCAAGTGCCGCCGGCCTTGGATTGAACCGACGCGAGATCCACGAAGCACGTCTGCTCCGAGATGCCGAAGCCGCTAATCCCGGCATCATCCGTCGCACCCTCGACGAAAAGCTTGAGCGCGGCGAAGAACCGAACCGGGCAGCGCTGCGCAAGATGGTGGTCGATGCCGCCGTGCGAGGCATGCGCCCTCAGCGCAAACCCAGTCGTCGGAACCCACTTTATGTCCCGCCGACGCCACAACAGGCCGCCTGGCAGCATGTCACCGGCACGTTCCGCGCCTTCGCTGAATGGGCCTCGGACGACAATCTCGAGTTGGCTCGGGACGGTTTGCACGAGGCTAGCGACAGCCAGTTTCACCATCTCGACGTCGCCGCCATCGCTGCGGGGTCGAAAGCTTTCACCAAAATCAAGGAGTGGTTCGATGCTTGACAGTCAGTCAGCGGCCTTTGGCGAACGTGTCTGGGGGGTGGCATCCCAGCTTGGCAATAATGCCCCAAAAATAGCCGACGATATCATGGGCGCGGCGTTCCCGTTGACCTGTTCGCAGGCACGGGCGGAAGGCGCGATGCGCATGCTGCGCACCGGGATCATTTCCGAAGTGAAACGGATCCTGCGAAACCGTCATGACGTTTTGAACCAGATGGATTCCGCCGACCGATGCGACGCGTTTGCGCCGCTTGTCAGTGACCTGCGCTCGAAATCCTACTTCGTTGAAAGCGCCGAGGAATATGTCGCGGTCCCGAACCTTATCGAAGACCCGGAGCTGCTGAACGATGCTCGACGCTTCATGCGGCGTAAGGGGCGTGAATGCCTCGCCGAGGCCGACCGGCTCGATGTGCTTTACATTGCCGTGACTGGTGATGCGAGTGCCGCTGATATGAACGGCGAGGTGCTGGCATGACCGGCGCGCTTCCCATTATCACGGCCGATCAGCGCATGGCTGAGCCGCGCGGCATCAAAGGCGTCATCTTCGGGCCCTCGGGCATCGGCAAAACCAGTCTGCTTTGGACGCTGCGGAATACCACAACGCTGTTTTTCGACCTCGAGGCCGGAGATCTCGCGATCGAGGGGCTGGCCATCGATGCCATCCGCCCACGGACCTGGACTGAATGCCGGGATTTTGCGGTGTTCATCGGCGGACCCAACCCGGCACTGCGCGCGGATCAGCCCTACAGTCAGGCGCACTTTGACGCGGTCTGCGCCAAGTACGGCGACCCGGTGATGCTGGCCAAATACGACACGGTGTTCATCGACTCGATCACCGTGGCAGGGCGGCTCTGCTTTGGCTGGTGCAAGGGTCAGCCCGAGGCGCTGTCAGAAAAGACGGGCAAGCCGGATGTGCGCGGTGCCTACGGCCTGCACGGCCGCGAGATGATCGCGTGGCTCACGCATCTTCAACACACCCGCGGCAAAAACATCTGGTTTGTCGGCATCCTTGATCAGAAGCTCGATGACTTCAATCGCAAGGTGTTCTCGCCGCAGATCGACGGTTCCAAGACCGGGTTGGAGCTGCCCGGGATCGTCGATCAGGTCATCACCATGACCGACATTGCAGGCGGGGACGGCGCGCCGCAGCGCGGGTTTGTCTGTCACACGCTCAACTCTTGGGGTTTCCCGGCCAAGGATCGGTCCGGGCGTCTCGACATGGTCGAACCCCCGCATCTCGGAAAGCTGATGGACAAGATCCGGGGCCCGCTCATCCCCGCAGACCGCCGCCTGACCTTTGAGGCCCCGCAGCTGCCGACACCGCCTGCGGCGCAGGCCACCACCCCCTCCAATGACACCCCCAACTGAAAGGACTTCACCCATGTCTCTCTGGAACGATTTCAACGACGCCCAATCAAACAGCAATGTCATCCCCAAGGGCACGCTGGCCAAGGTGCGCCTGACGCTGCGCCCCGGCGGGTTTGATGATCCCACCCAAGGCTGGACCGGCGGTTATGCCAAACGGGGCAGCACAGGGTCTGTCTATCTTGATGCCGAATACACGGTGCTCGAAGGACCTTATGCCAAGCGCAAGATCTGGTCGCTGATCGGGCTCTACAGCCCCAATGGTCCAAACTGGGCCAATATGGGCCGCAGCCTTGTGCGGGGCATTCTCAATTCGTCGCGTGGCATCTCGGATAAGGACAACTCTCCCGAGGCCCAGGCCCGGCGCCGGATCAACGGGTTTGCTGACCTTGATGGTCTGGAATTTATCGCACGGATCGACGTTGGACAGGACACCAACGGCGAGGACAAGAACGAGATCAAGAGCGCGGTCATGCCCGATCACCGCGACTACCCGCAGGTGATGGGCCATGTCGCGGCACCTGGCATGGCACCGCAGATGCAGCTCCCCGCATCCGGGCCACAATATCAGGCACCGGTCGCTCCCTCTGCACCTGCACATGGGTATCAGGCACCGGCCACATCTGCGCCTGCGCAAGGCCATCCGGCCCCGGCGTCTCAGCCACAATCGCAGCAGACGCCCGCGCAGCAAGCGCCTGCTGGACCAGGCTTCTCGGGCCGTCCGAGCTGGGCTGAGTGAGAGGCCAGAGCCATGCGATTGCGTCCCCGCCAGAAACTCTTCGTCGAGCGCAGCCTTGCTGCGCTTGACGCCCACGGCAACACGCTCGGCATCGCGCCGACGGGAGCGGGCAAGACGATCATGCTGTCGGCGGTCACTGGCGAGGTGATCGGCGACAGCGCCGCCAAAGCCTGCGTGCTGGCGCATCGAGACGAGTTGACAGCGCAGAACCGCGACAAGTTCGGCCGGGTCAATCCCGCCATCACCACCTCGGTGGTGGATGCCACCAGCAAATCCTGGGGCGGCCAGGTGACGTTCGCCATGGTGCCGACACTGGCGCGCGAGCGCAATCTGGCCGCAATGCCAAAGCTGGACCTGCTGGTGATCGATGAGGCGCATCATGCCGTGGCCGACAGCTATCGCCGCATCATCGACCGAGTGCGCGACGCCAACCCCGAGGCACGCATCTTCGGCGTCACCGCCACACCGAACCGCGGCGATAAGAAGGGGCTGCGCGCGGTCTTTGACAATGTCGCTGATCAGGTCCGTCTGGGCGAGTTGATCGCATCGGGTCACCTCGTGCCGCCGCGCACCTTTGTCATCGATGTGGGTGTGCAGGAGAAGCTCAGGGCGGTGCGCAAGACCGTGTCGGACTTTGACATGTCCGAGGTGGCCGAGATCATGGACCGCGCGCCGATCACCGAGGAGGTGATCCGCCATTGGCAGGAAAAGGCCGCTGATCGGCCCACGGTGGTGTTCTGTTCGACTGTGGCCCATGCCGCGCATGTCGCTGAGGCCTTGAACGCCGTTGGCATTCCGACCGGTCTGATCCATGGCGATCTGCCCGGCGAAGAGCGCCGCAATATCCTGGCGGCCTTTGCCAAGGGCGAAATCCGCGTGATCACCAACGTGGCTGTGCTCACGGAAGGATGGGACCACCCGCCCACGTCCTGCGTCGTGCTGCTGCGGCCCAGTTCTTACAAATCAACTATGATCCAGATGGTCGGGCGCGG